GTAATGGTATCCCCTGATTGGCCCACGGTTATCGTGCCAGTGCCCGTTCTCTTGAGTATGGTGTCTACTTTTAGGGTGCTCATGTTATTAATTTGTATCCAGAAAAATATGTGTTGTGAGAGTCTGTAATAATTTCTGCTGAATTGTCACCATTTGCATTATTTTGAAGTGCATAAATCATATAATAATCACTAGCTGAACTTGAATAATCTATATAAGATAAAGTTACAGAGTGTTGTCGTAACCCATCAAAAGAACTATCTACAAACTTTTGAAAATTTTCTGCTATATTATTTCCATTTTTTAAAAGTCTTATTCCAACCCTTCTACCAAGATTACTACTGTTAAATTCAATAACAACACTTGTATTAAATTTATAATAACCTGTTGATGCAGGAGTATATCTTCCAGTTGATACATCAAATTTTGAATCTAAATCATAAACTTCTGCGTTAAAATTTACATTAGTCCAAGTGTCATGGTTTATAGAAAAAGATCCATTTCTATAAGCGTTAAAAAGATTATCATTAGTTCCACCAAAGCCAGTAGAGGTACCAGAATTAGTTATCGTCACCCCTGACGGGATGTTGACCGTATGACCTGAAACGCCTATGTTAATCGTAGACGTGTTCGTGCTACCAATTTGCATGGTAGACGTTCCAGATCTGGTATCAATAGTATCTACTTGTACTTTACTCAATTACTTCTCCTTTACGACTTAGGGTTAGCATCTTTGACCGCTTGGATACGTGCTTTCCACGTGTCGATATTTTTAAATATCTCATCCAATTGATCGCCAATATCACCATAAGCTGCTTTTCTTGTAGCACGTACAGTATTGTTTGTCTCTTCGGTATTTCCAGCCGTTTCATAATTCGCGAGAATTGCGTCTGTTGGTTTATCTAAACCATCCACGCTCCACGTTTTTATGTACGGGCCATTACCGTCAGAGTCATCCTGTAAAGCTACATTGCCTCCTGGACCGAAATCAGCCGTTTTGCTGTTCGCGGTACAATAAAGCTTAACCTTAGTTGATAGACTTGCCATATAGACCTCCTTTTAAAATTGTTATCATTATCTTACCCTCAATACATTTAAAAATGTACCTGTATTATCAAAGTTAATACTCGCATTAGATCCTTTGTTGTGAAACACATATAATTCTATTGTATCACTAGCTGCTAAAGGAACGACTACTGATGATATAGAAAACGTATATCCCACAGCATAGTCTGTTGTCTGTGAACCTCTTAAAAATAGTGATCCATTTTTATATATATAAACCTGCCAAACTACATTTGAGCCTGTTTCACCATTTTCATAAATTTGCGCAGATACCAAATAATTACCAGCAGTACCAACTGTATAGGTAGAACTAGCAAATTCTCCATTTGTATCAGTATATTCATTAGGCAATAAAACTTTAGTATTAGTACCTGTAGGTATAGATTGTGCTGCATTTGAATACGCCGAAGCACCATATGGTGTAAAACCAAAATTCGTGGCCGTGCCTGAATTAACAATCGTTGCTCCTGAAGGAATCGTGATCGTGTCGCCTGAACTACCAAGCTCTAATGATGTTCCTGATTGTGGATCTAATTTGTCTACAAATAAAGTTCCCATTATATAACTGTCAATGTCCCTTCTACCGTTACGGTGTTAGTAAAGTTTACTGGTCCTGCTACAAAAGCATTTTGTGTGGACGCTACTGTAATAGTTGATGTCACTGTTGCCAAGTTTAAATACATCCCGTTAAAAGATCCTGAGATCGCGGTGTGATCAACGCTCCCATCAGATGGTGTTTGTGATCCAACAGCAGCTCCTATGTTTACTACATATGCTGCATCTGTTCCTGCTAATACATTTGAGCCTGTAGATAATTGTGTACCACTTGCGGTATAATCAACGTCAGGTTTTTGTACGACATTGTTGACAACAAATCTTATTTCTGACGAATTGGCAACAGGTGTATTTAATGTGAAAGTTGTATCTGATCCATTACCCGTAATAGTCTGGGTAGACATGGATTTAAACTGATCACTATTTCTTGGTCCAATATAACCCATCTACTCTCCTTACGTGCTTATGCTATCAATATAGGATAACCAACAATCTGCTGAACTAGCTGTATCAGAACTGACTTTTACAGCATCGCCTGTTAATAAAACTACTTTTGCACCTCCATCAATAAACTCAATACTAGAACCTTGAGGGATGCTAACATTTTTAGCTAGGTAATAATCATTACCACCACTTGAGATAAACACGTTTACTTGTATTGTCTGTGTTACTACATTCGCAACACGAATACCAATAACTGCATCGTCTGAGTCAGCGGTGAGCAATGTTGAAGCGGAAGTTCCTATATTTCTTGCTTTTACGTTTTCAAAATCTTGTGCCATATCTATTCCTTATATCAAAGCGCCACCGACATTGCAATTACGAAGCCAGCACTTACGCCTGCACTTTGTGTTACCCACTCAGGAGCTGTTGCACCAGAGTTAACTTGTAATACCTGGTTTGCTGTTCCTAGTGCTAATCGCGCTGGTGTATTGTTTGCTGACGCATATGCGATGTCCCCTGTTGTTGTCATTACCATATCCATTGTTTTACTTGCAGGAAACGTACAGAATACATCTTTCGTCCCTGCTGAAAAGTTTACTGCTGCATCACTATTAGAGCTAGATATAACGGTTGTTCTTGTTAAATTTGCACTGGTACCATCAAGCGTACCAAGTCCTACTTCAAACTCATTGGCTGTTTGATGTACAATAGCATAATACGTTGTATTGCTATTACCAACACCAGCACCAAAAGTTTCAAAACTAGATACCGCTCCACCAAGAGCTATTGCTCCTGTTCCTGTGGTAGTCGTGGTTTCTTTAACACGATCGTTGAGGACTAAAGCCATTTAGTCCTCCTACGAAATTCTTATAATAGCATCACTTGTATTTGCTGCTGGGAATTGCACAGTAAACGTACCGTTTGATGCTGTGAAGTCTCCACCAAATGCTAATACACAAACCGCATCTGTTGTACCTGTACCTGCGTCAGTCGTTGTATTGTAAATCAACGCACCGTTTGCAGTAAAACTAGCCGATGTCCATTGTGCATCCGCAAAATCAACATATGCTGTTGAAGCTCCTGATCCACCTGTTACACCGTTATTAGTTAATGTTTCACCCCCTGCTGTGTAAGCAGAGCCAGATGTGTTTGTTATTTCGTTAGTAGTTGAATAATCTGTAGTAGAAGCACCTAAAGTTGCAGATGAAGTAAATAATGCAATCTTGAAGGTATCTCCACCAGACGAGTCAAAATCATGAAACCCTTTTAAAAGATCTCTCTTAAAAGTGTTGCATATTGCAGACGATATTGCCATGTTTTATCTCCTTATGGTTGTTTCGATTCAAGAGGAAGTCGGAGAACACCATCAAAGTATTCATCACGTCTTCTTCTACCTTGTTGTTCAAGTTGCAAGCCTTGTAGTGCTTGTTGATAGCCTTGTTCATAGAAAGCTAAAAGATTATCTGGTCCTTTTAAGAACTTATATGCCTCCGATAGGCAAGCATATAAAAGAACTCTTGGAGCATTTGTACTCACCCAAGTTGTTGTATTAGATGAGGATAATCCAGTTTCTTGCTTGTTCAAAGCTAATTCAATATTATAATTGGAATTTGGTGTAGGTGCAAGATATATTGTGTCTTGATCCCACATTGCATAATATTTTGGTTGTGACTCAGAGCTTCTGTCTGGCCAGTATTCATTCATGTACGAAATGTCTTTTTGCTCCAAATACGTACGTGTTGGTGTCCCTGTTGATGGATAAATCTGTGCTGATCTGATAAAGGCTAATTGTCCTGTATCTGCACCAGGTAATGTAACAAAAGGATTACCTTGTGTCAGACTAGCAAATTGATAGGACCTATATACATCTAAATCAACTTCTCTAAATATACGTTTTTCGGCATGTTGAATAAAATCATCAAGAATAGT